TTCAGATTGACAGCGTAGGTAGAACCCGAACCGCCAGTGCCGGTCAATAGCTGGCCAACATAGGTAGGCTGGGAAATACCGGTGCCAGTAACCAGCGCGCCAATCGGAATGGTACCCGATGGCGTAGCACCCAAAGTAAGGGTACCGTAGGTGCCGCTGATGGTTTCGCTGGCAATTGCCATGTCGCCTTGGGTAAGCGCGTAGGTGCCAACGCCGCCAGCAGTACCAGAAAGCTGGCCAGCAATCTGGGTGCCGGTTGGAACGCCAGTACCAGAAATGATGGCGTTGGTAACGACGGTGCCCGAACCAACGGCAGTGACATTCAGGACGTTGCCGGTAATGGAAGCGGTAACGCTGAAGGTCGATGCTGCGATTGATGAGGTAGCGGCAGTAACGGTTGGTGCCGAACCTGTAGCGGCGAAGGTAACCGCGCCAGTACCCAGAACGGCATAAGCCTTCATGCCAATCTGTGCGTAGCCGGTACCCGTATTCCTGGCCCAGTAGTCACCGCCCGACATAACCGTAATCGGGTAGCCCTGAAGGACCAGCATCGACGCATCAGAAAGGAATACCGTGTTGGTACCCTGCTGCTCGCGATGAACGAAGCCGGCAACCGGACCCGAACCAAAGCTGTTGATGACAGCCGGCGCATTGTCCGCATCAAAGAAAGTGTCACCAAACCAGCAGAACCGGCCAATGGTAACACCCGCTGTACCTGACACAAGCGCGCCGGGGCCAGCAAGCGTAGTAAACCGGGGATTGGCGGTGCAGAAGTCACCTTCTACTGCCGGTGCCGGTACGGTGTTAACCGCAGTTTGAATTCCACCAATTGCAGTCATGATATCCTCTCGAGTGTACCGTTAACAGGCAGTAGAAAACACGCCCCTTACATCACCTTGATGGCAGTAGTCTCAGGGAACATATCGGTGAATGACTTGTTCCCCTTGCTGTCAAACGCCATGCCGGCTTCTCTTGGCACAACGCGCGGGCTTGCGCCAGGACGGGGCTGCGCTTCAAGGATCGCCTTGTAGGCCGAAGGATGGACACCCTTCGTATCGACACCGCGCATTTCAAGCGCCTTGGCGAAAACCGAATCAGCGGTCGGCATTTCGTCCATTGCAGGAACGTCACCAACCCAAGGCCGAACGGCGCGAATCGCTTCCGCCTTGGCCGTCTGATTACGGCGCTCAGTTGCCAGTGCGCGGGAAATAGCGGTTTGTACCTGCCGTTCATCCATAGCGGGCTTCATGTGTGGGTCTTCGTCCTCAGTTCTACGGGGGCGACGGTCTTCAGTACGACGGCGGTCTTCGGCGCGGCGCTTGTCTTCAGCCTTCTTCATGCGACGGTCTTCCGCCCATTTCTTGCGGGAATCTTCGGAAAAGCGCTTGCGATCAGCAGCCCGCTCCAGCTCGCCGCGACGGCAGCTTTCATCGGGTGTCTCATCGCGGCCCAGAACCTGACGTGCATCTTCAGCCCGTCGCTTGCGGTCTTCCGCTTCGCCTTCTTCGCGCTCTTCCTTTTCTTCTTCGGACTCGTCGCGGCCCAAACGCATACGGGCATCATCCGCCCGCTCGCGCATGTCGCGCTCTTCCTCCGACTCGTCGCGGCCCAGCTTGCGCTTGGCATCCTCGGCGCGGCGCTTGCGGTCTTCCGATTCCGCGTTTTCCTTTTCCTTCCACTCTTTTTCTTCTTCTTCTTCTTCGTCCCACCCGCCTTCTTCCTCTTCTTTGGATTCATCGCGGGCACCGAAGAAATTCTTCAGCGCATCATGCGCGCCCTTCCAATCCTTGGCATCCAAGGCGCGGCGCATGGCATCATCTGCCTTGCGACGACGGTCGGCGGCGCGCTTCTTATCGTCCACCATGCCGTCATCATCATCAAGGTCTTCATCCTTGCCGCCGTGCATGGCTTCAAGGTATTCCGCCATGTCTTCAGGTGAAGCATCCATAGCAAGGTGCTTTAGAATACGGGCCTGACGAAGTGTCCGTGCAGATACTGGCATGTCATCATCCTCTAGATTTGAGTCGTAAGCTAATCCACCAGAAGAAAGCAGTTCAGCAAGTTCTTCGGTGGAAGAATCCCTTGCTCGTTTGAAGATAGTTTTGCTGACAAGCGCAGAAAACGGTGAAGGCTGCGGCCTACCTTTGGCAGTGGCATAAACAGGTGTTTTATCTTCATCTTCAACGACAACATCCGGGCCGGCTCTGCCTTCTTTGACAAGGGCCACATGATTGCCCTTGATATTCCGCATGACACCATCGTAAGGGACACCATTGTATTCACCAGGGGTCATATCGGCTTCGTAAGAATACGCCGAAGACAACTGGCTTTTGCGCCCATCCTCGATATCATCGATATGCGGCTTACGCCAGAACTTTAAGCTGTTCGATAGGTACGGATCGCTGAATTCCGAATCGGAACCTGTAGCGCCAATGACCATTTCTGGTTTGAACTTGCTTGAGTTCAAAGCCACATGATTATTTAGTATCGGCAGGCCGTTAAATGTTGGTGCTGCCTTGGCCAATTCTTCAGGGTGACGCAGCAAGTTATATTGCTGTTCATCCTTCAAAGGCACCCAACCGGGCTTATTCTTCATAGTCGCGTTAATTTCGCGACCATAGTACGGATTTACTGTAGCCTTACTGATATTGGACTTCTCGCTACTCATAAAGCCATTGTTATCGTATGAACGAGTAGTAGCCCTATCAAAGGCTAGATATTCAAATGAGCCATTGTACTCATTAAGTCTAAAGCCATCAGGCATCTTATCAGCAGCAAGGGCCGCTTCATCAACGTTGTCATCGCCACCGCCGAACTCGCGCTCATGAATTTCCATTGCGCGCTTAGCGATCTCAGGCTTGCCCTGTTGCTTAGCGCGGGCTGCGGCAGCTTCCAACAGATGTGAAGTGTATTCATATTTACCGTCGCGCTCTTCCTTGACAGGATAAGTGCGATCCGGACCCAGAAATACATCTTCCGGCATGTCTTCGCGTTTTTCGGAACCGGGTGTACCGATATCCTTGCGCGTAGTCTTAGACAGCTTGTCTGGCTCTTCGTCTTCGCCGTTTTCAACGGGTGTACCAAACGCGGTACCTAGGACTTCTTCACCCTTAAGATGTTCAGCCAAAACCTTATCTAGGACTTTGCGAACGCCGGGGTGTAGGTTGTCGGGCAAATCATCGATGTCTGCCCACATCCAATCATCATGCTCGTCATTCAGCGTAGGAACAAATGACTTGTCTACCGCATGGGCAAAGGTTGTGTACGCCAGCTTATCGCCGGTAGTGCAATCCCATTGCTTCATGTCGCCGTTAGGCTGGTTTCCTATCTCTTCCTGACATTCGCGACGGGCTGCTTGTTCTGCCGTCTCTTCGCCCTCAGCCATTCCTCCGGGGAAAGCCCAGGTACCCTTACTATCGCTGGCGCCAGCCCGCTTCAGCAGCAGGCAACGCCCCTCTGGCGTCACATGGGCAACGCCAGCAGCTTGGGGTATGCCGGAATTGGGCGCAGTAGACAAAGCAGCCTGGTCATAAGCATCTTTTGCTAAACCATGCTTCTTTACGTACTCTGCTGCTTCTTTCTTCTTACCGGCAGAGATCAATGCCTTTAAGTTGGTAAGGTGCTCTCTAGTTTCATGCTTGGCTCGGTACTCGGGATCTTGTTCCATCCTGTTTTGATGAAACGACTTAGATTGCGATTCTAATTCTTGTTGTTCCCTGCTACCACCACCTTTATGCGGGCCACTACCCGGCCCACCATCTTCAGCATCTTCTTCATGTTCAGGTTCTTTTTCTTCTTCACCAAAGAACTTGTTGAATAGCTTACGCAACGCGCCCCATTCAACCTTGGTCATATCCTTAGCAGTAGACGGCAGCTTACCGCCTGGATCGGCTTCGCTGAATTCTTCACCAACCTTCTTGGGGATACCAAGTGTCGAATGGCCAGCCGCAGCCGCAAACATCGCCTTGCGTTGCTGCTCCGAAACAGGTGGATCGAATGCTGTATCTTTTGCCGCTACCATAGATTTTGGCCTTTGTGACTTACCTTGTAGGTATTTCAGGACTGCCTTATCCCTGGATCGGTTCAGCAGCTTGCCGGCCTTTTCCTTTGGCGCAAGCGTAATAGCTTCCGATTCCCAACCATGCGAATGCGGGTGTCCGCTTTCCCTGACGGCATGATAAAGCCGAGTAACCGATGTGTCACCATGCCAGTCACCAGCAAAGCCGGTAATCTTGGCCTTCAACCCGGTTTCTTCAAACGCTTCCTTTATGGCGTTCTGTTGAAGTGACAGACCTTCTTCTTCGCCGCCTTTAGGAAACGTGTAGCGATATCCACCAAACTGCTTTAACGGCTTGGTAAGCCAGATACGTCCATCTGGCTCATGAATAACTACACCTGAAGATACCCGCTTCCTACCAGCCACCATTGGCGGCTCTTTAATTTCGGAATTGGTACCAGACACCTTCGACCAATCATCAGGCGGGTGCCAAGTCTTAAACGGAATGCCGTTCAGTTCCTTGGGTACGGGGCTGGACTTGGTAAAGTGCGTTACGTCAGATTTAGAACCGCCACCAGAACCTGAAGTAAACTTACCATCTACATCCCTTGGGTGCTCGCCTTCAACAAAGAAGGCCCTATCCTTGGCAGGCTCGCCTTCAGCTTCGTAGACTATACCGCCGTCACCTTCAAAAGGCTTCGTATGGTCAACCGCGCTAACCATGATAAGCAGCGGGATGCCTTTTGGGAACGCCTTGCAGACATAACCTGCATCAACGTCTAAGCCCGTATAGTGGGTGCAAGTATTGCATATCGGGTTTAGACTCTTTGGCACAGAGCGTATGACCTACTTGTAATCGTCATAAAGGATTAAACGCGAAATGAAGCAGCTCTACTTACGCTATATTGATAAGCCCATGCAAGTTGGATCAGAACACGTTGACGGCAAAACTGATCCAGGTTGGTGGGTGTTTGGTATTACACCAGTACCCAATTTTATTGGCAGGGGCAGCGAAGACTATGCCAAGCGCAAGGTAGCCGAATTGTACCCGGAACCGCATGAAATAAAGGTGTGGTAAGATGAAGACTTTTTTGCCAATTATTGGACTAACAACAATTTTGTATTCAGGTCACGCAGAAGCTAAACAGTGGTATGCTGTTAACTTTAACACTGCTGTCTGCGAAAAAGCAGACGTTACACCAGATGACGTTGATAAATATTTACGCAAAGATCGCAACATAGAAGGTGTACCCAATATACAAGTCCACCGCGATGATAATGGTGATATTTTCGGTGTTGAAATTAGCGTTACTTATCGAAACGGTGGATCAGTAACTTTATATTTCACAACCACAATGCCATTATGTAATATGCTTAGACAAGAACTTATAAAAAGCGGTGATCTAGTTCCCCGCAATGAACTACGTTAGTCTTCTTGAAGATGCTTGCATAGAAAACGCTTCATGACAAGATTGCGGGGCTTAATCGACCCAAATATCTCGGTTTCGGCGAATAGTTCAGCAAAGAACTCAGCCGGATTAGTAAGCGAATAACCACCAGGGCTAAACTCATGTGGGTCTTGTCTGGCCCACTTCATCATGCTATCGGCGAAGGCTTCCCATTGCGGTATAGCATCTGATACCAGATGGCCGAACTCATGTGTAACGACGTGGTGCGGTTCAGATATCATCGCCCCATGATAGGGGATTGTCACCATCTTATCGCTATCGCTACCACAAGCCTTAAGCTTCATAGGGGTCTTATCCCGCGAAGCTTCATTTAGCACTGCGATAGGCTTGGTAAACCAGTACGGATTAAACTGAATCCTACCTTTCTTGGTAGCGTTACCCAGCGAATGGTCGCCTTCCTTAAAAGGACAAAGCTCGACCGTATCCAGTTCTACCATTGGGTAGCGCTTCTTTAACCCGTCGAGTATTTTGGGTATTTCTATTTTGTACTCGTTATGAAAGCCATTAAGCGGATAGTCAGTCATTAATAGTTACACCTACGGACCTAGAACGGTGAATAGCCCCTATTAAGATTGCAATAATATGTTTCACTGCACTATCCTTCTTTAGGGCCATTCAAGGGCAGACAGGGCCGCCGTTACAACACCTTCACCCGCAGTAGACTGCGCATGATACCAAGTCGTCCCACCTGTAGTCCATATATTATTTCCTGAAGAGTCGATCGCGAAGGTCCCTGTATTATAACTAAACGTCGCACCAGAAACTCCACCCATTAAAAGCGTACTTAACTCACCCCATGCGGGCCGCTTACCATTAATGAGCTGACTGGAAGCATCATTAAAAGCATCAAGATACGGATTAGTTGCTGAAGAAGTAACAGTGGGAGGACCAGTAGCTTGAATTGGATTGGTCAGTATTGCGTTTCCAGCGCTACATTGCGCGGTTGTCTGTTCAAGTCCCACATCAACAACAGTAATACCAGCAGATTGCAGCTTAGGTATAAGATCTATTGCAGCAGCAAGACCAGCAGCAGTAGGGTCTATATTGAAAGCTGGATTACAGCTAAACGCCGCGTTAGAAGGATAGTAACCGACCGTAGAGAAATGCACCGCAGCGACGGTAGCTTGCATCAATGCAACGCCGTTCCTTGGATCGATACCATCGGCAGTAGAATTAATTAAGTTGTCTAGGCATTTCAAAGGCCCAGACTCATTAATTACGACCTTATACCCACCAACCGACGCGGCATGAAGTAATGTCCGATATCCGACCGTTTCAGATTGATAGTTAGCGCGGCTATCCCCAGGATTAAATTTATTGGTAATTAGCTGCGCGTAAACATCCGTAGTAGGAAGGTCATTCCCTTGGTAAGCATAGATCGGAATGCTTCCTAGATTATAAAAGTTCTCAAACGCCTTAATAGCTGAAGCAGAATAAGGGGAACTGTCACAAGCAATAATACCTTGAAGAGACAAAGTGCCATTTAAATGCAAAATGTTGGTAAGCTTTAGCTGTGCAGCATTATCAATGTCGCCAGCTAGATCATTACCAAGGATATATTTGTTAGTACCATAAGATGGTCCAGGACTAGAAACAAATGCGACTAACTGCAAAAGCTGGCAGCTACCAGAACCGACCCAATTTGAAGAAGGTGTAATACTTAAATCAGTTATCTGGTTGCTATCACCAAAATACAAGCCTGTAGCACCAGTAATTGTAAAAGAAGTTCCAGTAGAATCTACTCCCGAACCATTATATTTTATCCAAGAATATGTACCTATCGGAGTAATAGGTATGTCTACATCGACTTGGAAGGTGTAGTTAATAACATTACTAAGTCCACCCGTTGTCGCATTATCACTATTAAGATTTATACCCGTAACATTATTACCGCCAATCGATCCAGAAGTAGGGCTCGCGCCTACAGTCATCCAATTATTAGACCACACATAATTCGCAGTGGTAATGATGCTACCGCCTTCGCCAACCTGAAGAATTAGATTAGAGTTGTTGGTAGCTACCTGAAGTCCTGAGCAAGCAATGTGAAGCTTGACATTTCCTTGTGCCACATTGTGCCAGACTAAAGGATTAGATGTCCCTGCCTGCACTGCAAGCGGGAAACCTATGTTAGTTCCGCCACTCGAACTGCCACCACCCCCTGAAGGACCAAAAGGGCCAAAAGGCTGAGCTACTGCTGGAAGTGACGCAAATAATAAAACCAGCAGTAAAGTCCAAAGCCGCACTCTACCACCTTACACAAGCAATCTTGTGGCCAGATGTAGCGGCATTGATACCTACAACATAACTGCCATTAGTACTCGGAATTAGGCTGTATGAGCCGCCAGCCGCTATGGCAGTTGTTGTGCCATTGCCAGTAGTTCCAGGTGTAGCCGATGTATTATCGACGTACAAAGGTTCAGCAGCGCCGATACCCTGGTCCGTCGCAGTAAGCGGATTGACAATCCACCCACCATTTACAGGCCCCGATACCGCCGTTACTGCTGTCCCCCCTGTAACCACAGTAGTTGTAGTACAGGCCCTAGGTGCAGGATTAGATTGCGACTCTGCTGGCTTGATGTTTAGGCCAACAACAGCCAACCCAACAAACAAAGCCGCAGTCAACAGCCCAATTAGAGATTTAACTTGCACTGAAAACTACTCCGGCTTCTTGTCTTCGGGCTTAGGCTCCATCTTCGGCGGCTGCTCGGTAATAGGCTCAGACGATGGCGCAGTCTGCGGTACCTGTTCCGGTTCCGGTTCTTCCTTCGTCTCCAACGCCGGCTCAGGCTCTGGCGGCTTAGCTACCAGCGTACCATCTTCAACGACACCGCTAGCTTCATTCGGCTTCATCGGCTCCATTTCGGCAGCTTCGTGCTGCGGAACCTCGGGTTCATTGGCTGCGCCTTCGGTATTGGCCGCAACTACCGGCAACGTACCGTCTCCGGCCGCCTCTTCAACGACAGGGGCAGGTTCTTCGCTGTTGGGGGGCTCGACTTCCGTAGGCGGTTCACGGCCATACTGCGAAGCTAGATCATCGCGGCTGACATGGCCAACTTCAGGCTCCTTGACTTCACCCGTCTCCGGATCAACTTCCTTGACGGGTTCAATCGGATTGCCTTCTTCGTCCAACTCCGGCTCCGGCTTTTCTGCCTTGTCGGCTTCAAGCCACTCCGGCGCTACCTTGAACGCATCAAAGATATGGAAGCGATGCTCGTTCAGGCCATGCGCAAGACGGTTGACCATCTCCGGGTCATCCTTATGCGTGTGTAAGTCGCGTACCAGCATATCAATAAACTTATGCCAGCGCGAATCGCCTTCCGGCCCTGGATCAGTACCGGAAATTTCATGTAAGCGGTGGAATAGCATGTTGCTAACTCCTTATGCAAATCTACCGACACTGTACCAGTCACTAACGCCAGTTTTGCGAAACAATCCATACTCGCAAGTAATCGGATTATCTGCACCAGCGCCTTGAATTTGAGAACCAGAATCGGGGTATAGGTTAATTTCACCATCCCCGTGAATTTCAACCAAATCACCAACGTCGGCATTAGCCGGCATGATGACACCAGTTCCCGATCCTGCGGACGTAACCATTACTACAGTCCACCCAGCGTACTTCACAATGGGCGCAGCATCACCTTGCGTACTACCCGCTGATGTCAGCGAATCTATGGTTGTTCCATCCCGATTGTAGACAACAATCGGCGAAGAAGCAGGTGATACCACTGTAGTCATCAAAAACTCCCCTAGGGGTTATTCATACCCGAAACACCGAACATGTTCAGCAGAACATCGCCCGCTGCGCCTGTGGTGTAAGAAGCGCCAGTAATAACGATGTTGATGATGGCAGCTTCATTAAGGGTCAGGAACTGCGCAGCTTGGATACCAAGGTGGGTTGAGCCAGTAATCGGCGAGCCCTGCGCAACCTGCGTATTCGACCCAAGCGCGCCGTACTTCATCAGCATCATAGTAATCTGCCAACCAACAGCATTATCGGCGCTGGTCCATGTGCCGGTATCAACGATAGGTGTGCCGGCAGTAACATGGCCGCCTGTAATGATACCGCCTGCCGAAACCGTTTGGCCGGTCATGGTCGGGTTCAAGAAGGCTTTGATACGCTTGTTGTTGGCCGTCGCGCCAGTGTTGCCCTGCGCGAAGATTTCCAGCCCTTGGCCGGCTTCAATCAACGCAGCGGCATCAAGTGCAATGCCGTAAAGAATATCGTCGGTGGTATCGGCAGCGTTCGCGCCTAGCGGATTACCGGCAGCAAGCCAAAGATCGCCCGCGCCACGCATTTCGCCAAAGTTAGACGATAATGAAAGATTGCCGAATAGTGCCTCTGCAACAGGAAAGACAGTTGCGTTGTCTTTGTCATTCACAAGACGATTGGCCATTGCCTATCCTATAGAAAAGTGGATTGGCGCAACCGAAGCTACGCCAATCCAAAGTTTAACGAGGGGAACGCTTGTTGCCAACAAGAAAGCAACAACACATGCGGTATTTAGGAAACGAAACCAGGGAGGAAACGGTTTCCTAGGAGGCAGCGCCCCGATCCTCCCACAAAGGAGTGCATCGATAGGCTTCCGTTGTAACCGCCGACAACGAAACTCTTAAGCTGTTACTTCAGACCTTGGCTTACAAAAGAAAGGATGGACATAGAAGTAGCCAGGGAATCGCAGCTTCATCTTGCCGTCATTGTAAAGCTCGATGAAACGGGTCCGGCCTTCTTGGTCCAAATGCTGGAAGTAGAACTTGCGATTACTACCAACATATACTTTATAGCTTTTGTCAGTGGGTGACAGTTCAGCGCCTTCTTCAATTGCCGCGAAGAAGTCAGCTTGGTGCATTGAACCGCAGTACGAACAAGTGTTACCAGCGCGCCATTCGTCTTTGTCTTCTTCAACACCGGGCTTGGTGTCATAACTTACGAACGGGCTTTCGCTACGACGCGGACAGGTAAACGGCATGACACTTACTCCTTACCGAATAATATCCGGTATGATTGGAATGGCATAACACCTGCAATTCCAAATACAGCCAGGGTGTGCCCTAGTACCACTTCTTGAATCGGCTATAGGCGGACTATCCCAACGCTGTATTGTACCTTGCAGCCTGCGATGGTCCATACGAACGTCTTCATCCATCGCGGTCTGCCATTTATAAGTCTCTGAACCAACGAACTCAGCCCTTGCCTTGGTAAGTTCAGTTGATACGCGGGTCGTTTCCGTTCTGGCTATCAGGTTGGCCCTGGAAGCCGTAACATGCCCCGTCTTCATAATCTCTTTAGCCAAGCCCTCAGGTATCTTATCCAGCGGGCCATATGCAGAAGCCGGGAGGCGACGTATCTCGCTTACCCTGCGGCCAGCTACGTATCCGGTAAGGGCAAGGTTGGAAACGCGCTGAGCGGCTTCCACAGGCAACGAGGTAATCAATCCAACCTGCCGGGATAGCGCGGTTTGAACTACCTGCCCTGTAGGGGCGGACATGATCTCGCGCTTCAGCAGGTTATGGATATGCGCTGAACGAATCTTAAACAGGCGCAGATTATAGTTATTGGCTCGATAGACAACACCCCAGGCTGTCTTTTCAGCCCAAGGGCGCAACGCTATTGCGTAAAGGTCTAATTCATCGGAAAGGTCTAAAGCGGATTGAACGCTACCGTCAAATATGCGTTGAAGTTTCTTCTGTATATTAGTGCCAATCGCCCGAAGACGTTTAGCAAAATCAGATTCTTCTTTCGAAGACCAAATCTTGTTTCGCAACGTCTGCATAGTGTTCCTTGACGAAACGTTTGGCCCTTGTTTTTGTCAGAAATGAATCAACATATTTACCATCAACCGATACGCGGTAATTGGTATATGATGTATCGCCACCATATACCCAAGTCCGACCATAGAACACAACCTTGCGTATCCTGACTTTCATTTGCAAATAGACTCCGGCTGTAACTTACCAGCCTTGATAGCGGCAAAATACTCTTTAGACGTAAGGGCGGTAGCAGGATAATAGACCTTCGAAGTAACGCCGCTAGCTTCATCGAAAACAATCTGTTGCGGATAAGGAATCGGCTTTACTTCTTTCGATTCCTTAGGCTTCGCGGGTTCCTGCCACCAATACATAAAAACTACTCCTTTGGCTTAATATCCGTCGCTGGCTTGTCAGTTACCTTCTGACCGCGCTTTTCCAGATATTCCCGTACCTCAGCAGGTACGTCGCCAATGCGAACCCAGTTCCCATCTTCATCTTGGGTCCAACTTCCACCAGGTTCCATACCGAACCGATTATCGCTGCCTGACATGACTACTTACCTTCGTGACTCATATGCGACTGTTCAACCGTAAACTCATAGGTTCCGGTACTGCTGTCCCATTTGTTTATACGGAATACGGTTCCGCGCTGTGCCAGAACTTCGTACTCACCATCATGTTCATGCTGTCCAGCGACGGTAGCGATCTTTGATCCTTTCGGAACAGTAATCTTCATGGTAATGCCGCCACTACCACGCGACTTATGCCAAGAATCAGCAAATACCTTGCTGGTAGACATCGAGACAAAACCATCATCAAGAATAGGTCGGCCAGCTTTGGCGAACTTACGCCATTGCGTAACAACATCACCAGGAACGCCGCGATAGATAACCACATCTTCCTGTGAAGATGCCTTATCCAGCCATTCTGTAGTCTTCCTGATATAGTTGGCCGCGTTTGATTGGTCCGATGGCTCCAATGCGCCAAACCGCATTAGCGCATTCATCTCCTGATAGTCGCTGCCCTTGTAAGCGCTGATAGCAGAGGTTGGCTTATTGGCCGGATTCCAGGCCGCAATTTCCTTTCGGTGCGTATCAGGGTCTTTTATCTTAGGCGGCTCAGGCGCAGGCTTGTAGGTAGACACTACATTACCCGTCTTAGGATCGATACCTGCCTTCTTCAGGATGGCATCACGGCGCTTCTCAAGCTTCTCTGCTAGCGCTTGCTTGGCATAAGCGTCACCAGGGCCATACTGGTAAACCAACGCTACAATCTTCGCCTCATCGATGTTCAGCAGTTGCTTAGCCGAGTCCTGCAACTGCTTAGGTGTCATATCGCCGTAAAGCTGTTTGGCCGTAGGGTTCTTGGGCGAATTGCGCAGGCTTTCCCATTCACCCGCAGTATCATCAAACAAGCTGCCCTTTGGATCGCCCTTGGCGCGGTACAACAAAGAGCCACCAAAATCTAATGGCAGCACCTTACCGTCATGAACGCCCACGTTATCGCCCGTCAAACCAGCAGCATCCCAATTCGCAAGCCATGCCTGAATAGCGAACTGCTGTTGCGCCTGCTTCTTTTCTTCAGGTGTAAGCTGTGACATATTATTCTTGTCCAGCTTCACCATCTTGGTAGCGATAGCCGGCTTACCTTCAGGCGTTACAACCTGATGATACTGAAATGTGTCACCACCAACAGCGTTGAACAGCGAAGCCGCCAAAATTTCATTCTTTACGTGGTCAGGCGAAGCCGGATGTTTGATATAGTATTTGTTCCCGTCTTTATCTTCGTACTGGCCACCAGGATTGCTGCCTAGCTGCGGGCCAACCTGCTTCAGATCGGCTTGCTGAATGACTTCACCAACATTTGGCTTTGGCGCAGCCTTTGCTACCTTGACAGGATCAACAGGCGCATTTACAGACTGACTCATTAAAACAGTTTGTAACTCATTTAAGTCTTTAGTAATAACAGACTTACCACTTGCACCTTCCATATATATAGTAGAAATTTTATCTTGCGGGTTATGATAAACAAGAATAGCGGGATCAGACCCTTCCATAACCCATTTCTGGGTTCCTGTAGTCAAAGTCTTTTCAATCTTATAACCAGCAGCGGTTAAAGCACCTTGCTGGCTAGTTGCATCGCTGATAGCTTTCAGCTTGTCAGCACCCGATTGTTCTGCTGCCGGCTTAGCAGCAGCAGAAGCAGCTTGTAATGAGTAAAGCTTGGATGAAAGCCCGTTCAGCCCAGTGCCAGTACCGCCATCAACCGAATATACACCCTTGGTGTAATGCCCAGACTTCACCATCTTCTTGTTGATGGTGATTACATGATGGCCATCAGCAGTCTTGTAGAAAACCTTATCTGGGTGATCGCCAGTGAAGACTAAGCCGTGCGCATCGACAATGGCTTGCGCTTTCTTAATCGGATGTACGGGTGCCGTCTGTCCGGGCTTGGATACGAAGTGGCCATATTCGTCACGGGGGTGAAGCTTTTCAAAAACTTCGTTCAGTGACTCTTGGCCTTCGCCCTTAGTAGATTTGCCATCCGAATCGATGAGGTTCCATTTACCGCTTTCGTCACCTATGTAAAGGGTGCTTCCATTATTAAAGTAGTACCCCTTACCGGATTCCTTCTTGCCGTAAACTCCACCCAATGTCAGATTGGCAATATTTTCAGAATCCGATACTTGATCCAATACACTGCTAGGCGGCTTTGTCTTAGCTGACTCAGCAGATACCCCTTCGCCAGAACCAAGCTCATCCTTCTTCTGCATTTCCTTGGCAAGGTTAGCCAAACCTTCACCAGAAGAACTTTTGTTGCCTTCAGGTGTTATATAGTCCCACTTGAAATTACCCGCTTCATTGGGCTTTTTAGATACCCAAACTTCACCCTTTTCGCCCGCATACTTATGCCAATACTGATTTGAAGTTTCTTGAGGTTCCATACCCCAAGCTTGCATCTGGTGTTGAACCGTTGGGGATTCATGTCCCTTGGTAGGTTCAGCCTTACCCATGCCATTAGGCATCTTTTCAGGCTCAGGCTCAGGCTCAGGGGCCTTAATCTTGCCTTCCTGGTGCGCTTGGTCCAAGTGCTTTAACAAGCTACCAGCGCCCGAACCATACTTGCCAGTATGGCCGTGCTGCCACCCAGAAATAGCCGTCTGCCCTTCAACGCTAGGGCCTACCCAGACGTGGTGACCAGACTCATGCTCGAACTTATGGTGCCCGTGTTCGTTCTGCTTGCCCGACTGCTTGTAGCCATACGCGCCAAGGGTCTTCTTGATGGAATTCTTGACTACGGTCTTACCGCCAGCTTTGGCGAACCCGGTAGAACTGAACTTGCCTGATTCATCGCGCGGGTGTAAATCTTCCTTCCACCCTTCATCCATCGCCATAGCAATTTCATCGTCAACGTCAGTGCGCGCATCACCCGGCCACGGATCAGCGTACCAAGCATCGCACTCTATTTCGTTTTCGTCATCAGGCTCAAATGTCAAAGAATCAGCAGCGGCTTTGGTATCAATCGGCCTTACAGTGATGACAGGTACACCCTTGCCTGTCTTTATATCTGCGATCTCAAACTTCATGTCGCGGGGCAACAGGAATTCATAATTGTTATATGTGCTTGGCTTCTTGTTTTCGCCTATGCCTGTATCAATATGCAAGGCATTAGACCCTTTAGGCATATTAAGCTGAATAACCGCCCGGTTCTGGGCCGCATTAGCTTTCGACTTTGAAGACTTCGCATATGACTTTGCAGAATCCATGCTCGATGATACAGCAACAAATGACTTGTCGGTAAAACTCATACCTTTCTTCAAGTCATCGATGCTATCAACACCGAATGTCTTTTCAAGACTACTTACACCCCGATAAAACAAGGTATCGACCGGCAGGATTTGCTTGGATGTAGCCTTATCCAACTCCCCAATAACGTGGTCAATTACTTCAGGGCCTTTAGGCGCATGCGGGAATGCGCGTTCCAAGTATTCGACCGGATTACCAAACTTGGTAGTTGACGGTTTGTAATCAGGATCACGCAACCGTCCTGCAATAGCAGGGAAGCTAAGGTGTATCTGCCATTCTTTTATTGCCTTTTTCTCATCAGCAGTAAAGTCAGCGGACTTTTCATTGTCCATGACCTTGCCAAGATAGTAATAATTCAAGCTATCTTGGTGATCCCAATCTTCATAACCTTCAGGCTTACCGCCTGCCGTAGCTTCGAGACTGCTACCAGCTACCGGCGCAAACTGCCCAGCATTCTTAGGCTGTCCGCGCGGATGGTCTTCTTCCTTGAAGTCATCTAGTGCATCATCAAATGCGCTGGTAGCGCCAAGTTCAGCCGACTTGGTAGTGACGTTCTGTAGCGCATCCTTCTTGTCAGTAGGCGGCTTTAGCTGCGACTGCTGGCCCCCAGGGCCATTGCCCCCAGGCTGCCCGCCTCCGCCCATTTCAGGCGGCATACCGGGCGGTTCTGGTACCTTGTCGGGGTCCAAATCCAGCCCAGCATATGGACTTTCCTTGTCGGCCACCAGCGCTTGGCGCACTTCAGAAGCATCGACAACGCCGCCAGCCAGATAAGCATCATGGATGTCAGCCTTGGTCTTCTGAATGCCGACCCGGCCCGCTTCATCCAACTGCCATAACGGCTTGAAGTTGAATGTGATGTCTTCATCGATTTTGCCGAACTCTGACAACTGCACCATATCGATACAGGTCGTCAGGTGCTTGCGGAACAAATGCTCCTGATAGGCAGCAATCCAATCATAGAAAGCGCGGATTTCAGGCTCAGCAGTGGCATTCAAGCCATGCGGCGAAATACCCAGCAGCTTAACTAACGGTATGCGCGCGACAGAAGCCATGTGCTCTTGGGCTTGCGCTTGCAGGACATCCAACCCGCCCAATGGGGTCGATATCTGGAACCATTCTTCCGATTCCTTATCGATGACAATCGAGTTTTCGTTGGCGCGGATGTTGTTCATCCACTCCATGCGCTGGAATATCTTATCGCCGCCCGGTTCTAGCGCTGATGATAGATCAGTCTTTAGGCCAGTGTACGAGAATGAAGCGACAAGGTTTGATACGGCTTGACGGGTGCGTAGCCAGTTATCGACATAAGGCTTAATCATCTGCGACAATGACAGGCCGCCAAAGCTATAGACCGGCTTCAGGATGTCCGGTACTTCCCGACCAACAAACGTCATCAATCGGGTGATATCCAATTCCTTACCCATGACAAGCCAAGTCTTCGGCTTGTACCAATCAGGGCTTAAGGGATCATTGCTGTTGTAGTTATTGGCATAACACCAGATGGCTTCAACGCATTTGAAGCCCGCTAGTTCGCCCTTCTTGATCTTGGCTTTGGATGTGTCATCGCGGCCATAGCCAATGGACGTAAGCAGTTCCGAAGTATTAAGCGGGTCTTCTGCTGTAGTCTTAGTGGACACATGCAAATGCGCCCTACCAAAGAATCCGTCCTGCTCGGCAATCTTCTGAAACAACTCCTGCAAATTATACTTCTTGCAGGCATCTTCGATCTTCTTGATTTCTTCGGTCTTGTCATCGCCCGATACGGTAGTAAACTCAATCCATTCGCGGGTCATTTCCCCAGCGATGGTTTCAGATACTACGCGGTACTCAGGACGTTGCGCCAAGGCCGACAGATAGGCGTAACCTAGGAAAGTTACACCTTCTTCGAAGGCGCTGGCGTATACCGAACCGGCAGCTTCAGCCCAGTTGAATACCTCCCCAAACGCCTCGTCAAACGCCAGCCCGTCTGTGTTGGCGGAGCGCATGCCTTCAGGGATAACCCCAGGCGGCGGTACAGGCTGACGGAACATGGCTTCAGCGCTGCGCACGTTCCGCGACAAATCATTTTGGCTGAAACGCTTTGTCCGCGAACGAGACAAAATAGTACTCGTCAGCAGCCGCATCCAAGATCGCGGCTTCCGTGTTTTAGGCTCAGCTACTGGCTTAGGCCGAATTGGTACTACTGGCACCTACTACACAACTTATCATAGAAATGGTAGGTAAGATGTAGCATAGCATGGATTTCAAGATCGGACATTACATGATCGCTGTGCGGCTTATGCCAGCAATCATTACCACACGGATTATAGATAAAGCCGTAGCCCCTGCTACGAAGGTACTGGATAGCTAAATCGTGTCCAACGGGCTCAATAATAAGCTCGTGTATTGGTAGGTCCGCAACTGAAGGATTAGGCCACTGAACATCAGCCATACACATCGCCCCGTAGTATTGGCGGAATATAACCGATCTTACGGCATAGGCTTTATCAAGCTAAGACGGCGCTCGATATCATGAAGCTCTTTCCAAACAGCTTCTTTTGGATAGCTGGCGCTATTGCCAATTCTGGTAACCACATCGTCATGGCTTTCAGACAGAATTTTGAAGAGTTCCTCTATCTCTTCATTGCCGGGTATCATACCCGCATTCCGCCTTGCGGCGCGCCGCCTTCATTGCCCATACGGCCCCGCTTGGTGTAACAATGCATGGTAATCAAGTTCTCGTCTTCGCTACCAAAGACCAAGCCGTTTACAACCATAGGGCTGTCTTCATTGGTAAGTAGCCAAGCCCTGAACTTCTTCGAATCGACGTTGCGATTAATGACGAAACCCCATTTGATTTCCTTGCCGGCATCAAAGTCTTCGCCGCTGCCAGGAATTCGGGGTCGGGATGATGGGCCTTGCAGTTGAACAAAGCCTAGATTTAGGCCGTTAACGACCCTACATGCAACAATCATGTTGTAACCCTTGTTTGTGCACCCTCTTGCATTATCTATCGTCGTCAATATCCTGCGCCGGCCGCAACTTCGGCTGCTTATAGATATACGCGCGAACCGCGCAATCCTTAGCTTCGAGTAGCTTACGTAGCATCATGCTACGCTCAGGATTACGCGGCAGCTTATCGTAAAAGCTAATAGCCAGCGAATAAAATGGCTTGCTGACTGCCTGCAAATCCTTGGGCAGGTGATCATAAGCAAAGAATTGAAGTATTGGATCGTCCATTAGTGCTTTTTCCTTAAAGCTTGCACTTGTTGCCATAAATACTCGCCAGCCTTCATACTAGCATCTATACAAAGCACCTTGGCTTGTTCTTCTGGCAGGTCTTCTGGCAGGTCCAACATTATCTGCTTCCAGCCATCAACATCGAACGGATCGACCTTGGCTGAATCAGTAAAGGTGTAGCAAAATACCAGCTTGGCCATTAATCACCTATCAAGGGGGCGGACGACGGCCCCACCAGTTGATGTTGCCCCAATAGGGCCAGAACAACTGATACAATACGAGAATGGCAATCAAGACGAACATGATGCCCAGGATATGCACTACCATAGCCGGTATCATGATACCAAGCTCGGCTATAACCCAGATGACCAGATAGAAGCAAAGCGCCAGCGCGCATAGATACAGCAGCGCGCGAATGATAGCACCGAACATTGTAGCCTCCTACACCCTATGCGGGCGGTATACGCGGCGCGTAGACCAACGCATCATATCAGGGGTTATGCGGCCAATAACGCCTTTATGGCCCAATCGTTCCCCTTCGAATGCGTACCGAACGGCATCAATGGCGTGGTTGTTCTCGTCTTTAATCTTGGGCAGGACGGTTTGGGTCTTCTTATCGACTTCATAGCTGTACGTTGCGAACTCATCCGACGTATGAACGCAGCGCGGATGAATGATGATGTCACATGATTTTAAGAACTCTACACCGTCTTCAATGCTGTTCTTGCCCTTTTGGCTTTCCTGCATCTTAGGGAAGCCGTGTCGCTTCATGTAATCGATGGTATCCGGCCTAGCGCAGTCGGCCCGAATTGGCCATTTACGCGCACCAGGAATTGTATCAAACAGGTAGGGGATTTCATCGATAGGACAATTACGACGGACCGCTTCGTAATCGATATACAACGCATCGCCATGCTTCCAGCATCGAACTAGAACGGTTGGATCGCCGAAACCCCAGTCCGCCCCAAAGAAGAACCGGGCATCTTCCGGTGTTTCAAATTCTTCAATCTTCCAGTTGTGGAAGATACGCGCCTGTACCCGCTGCTGATATTTGCCTAACCAAATATGAGCGTAGCGATCAGGATCGCGCCTGCGGTCGCGTTCCATATCCCGATCAAGGTCCGCTGGAAACCAGGGATTATCTCGATAGGAACTGAAGACGTACACAAAATCTTCACCTAAACGCAGGTTTGGGTTACCGACGACAGGCGCGGTATTTTCCATGAATAAGGAATCTACCGGGTCTTCAACCGATACCGGATTCCATACGAAATACATTTCGGGCGATATGCCCTGCTGTAGCATTACAGGGGTCGTTCGAAATGTAGGCGTCATCATGTCCAAGCTACCGGCGCTAATCGTTTGGGCTTCTTCGACCCATGCCCGACTGAAACCTTCAAGCGACTTCAGGCTAGATGCAGACTTGCCATCCAGGCCCTTGAAGACGATAAGGGACTCAAACTCTTCGTTCCATATCTCCATGTTGGTAACATGGAACCTGTCTTCCAAGCCCAGCGACTTGATCTTGTCTTCAAGCAACTGCTTGGATGAATCGGCAATAGAAGATTGGAATTCGCGCAAGCAAGCTACCCGATGATGGGTAAACGCGCATTCTTCTATGATCCGTTCGGCGACGAAGTGCGATTTAGCGCCACCTCGTCCGCCAGCCAATCCCTTGTACCTAGCAGGCTCCAGCAACGGCAAAAATACTTCCGCCGTATTGATGGCGAGTTCGCCTTCGCCCGGTTCGTATTCTTCATCAACAAAAGCGGCCAAAGCCACATTTTCCTGTTGCAAAGGGTGAAAAGAATGCGTATTCTCAAACCATAGAACAAGGAGTTACCGACATGGCCGAAATGATTACCCTGATGAATGCAGCCGGCGACGTTCTTCATAGCGAGCCCGGCAAGTTCTGCAAGCGCATGTCAATGACGGCAGCAGCCAACCAGAAGCGGCTTAACGCGCTGGTAGCTACCTACCCGCAAGCTACCCAGGCTTCTATCGGTAGTGCCAATATTGCCCAACGGTTCGAGCTGCGCAATGGCCGGTTCGTTTGGGTAGATTGCGTTTCAGCATAAAGGATCAAAACATGCTTACAGCCACCAAAATCAACCAAGCCCCGGAACTGCAAGGCAAGCTTCGCATGCGGCAGATGGGCGGCGGTTTTACCCTTACCGTCAAGAAGAATCGAACCAACCCAGGCTTATTGCCCGATAGCTTCCGCTATGTCTTCGTACCGAAATGGGGCAATACCAGCCATTTCGAGTTTCGTCGCATGCAGAACGGTTACGCTGTCTATGCCGAAACCTACGCCATCCACCCCAAGGCCGACAAGCCAGAACGTCGCAATTGGGAAACCACAACGGGCGATATGGAAATGTGGGTTATTCATAAAGGATCAAAACAATGCTAAGGGTAACGACAGGCCATTATCGCGATGTCTGCATGAATAAGGTTTACGACGTTATGCGCGTAAACAATGCGCAATGCGGTAAGGGATGGCAATGGCATATCCATAATGCACCCATTGGGCTTGCCCAAGGCCTCGTCTACGATACCAAAGAAGATTGCGCCAGGGCTTGCAGGCGGGCAATCGCACAGTTGGTTGTGGAACTTAATACGCTATAGGAAAAAAGTGGTAACAGCGCACTTTTTCGTTGGTTAACATAGATTAACAGGCATAGACTCTAACCCGTCAGAAGGAAGGAACAATTCTACCGGGGAGTCTATCAAATGCGATTCTTAGCCGTAATAGCCATTGCGCTACTAACCGCAGCCTACTTCATGTTCCGTTCAGCAGGAGTTTTACCATGAACCTAACAGAAGCTTTAAATTCCGCAGAATTGTGGGCTTATGAAGATGGCCGCAATTACTACGTCTTCCATCGGCATGCCCGAAACAATCTCGATCAAATTACCAGTAAACGAAACGATAACTGGAAGGTAACCGACGAACGCCCCACTAATTTCAACGATAGCCCGCGAGATTGCTTTACCGTCTGCCCTGATATCAATCTGGACCTAGGCTATCCTATATGGACGGAACCGCACCCTTCGCTAAAGAAAATCGCCTAAACCACATTTTCCTATTGCATAAATGGGTCAAAGGCGTAATGTGGATCCATCAACAAGGAGGTAGCAATGACCTACATCGTTTCAATCGAGAACAACCAAGTCCAGATTAGCGACAGCATCGGCAACGCAACGGTTATTCGCAGCGCCGCCGAGTTCCTTGAATACTTCAGGGATGAAACCATCCGGCTTGGCTGCAAGGCTTCCGACCTACAAGTCTACAATTCATCAACGATGGACTACCCAGAAGACAGCACTTCTGATCCTGCTGTTCTGGCATTGGCCCGCGAAGTAGCTTAATCCACCTTCAAACCAGGGCTAGGCGTAGGAAACCTAGCCCTAACTACTCTCCGTCCGTCTCGACAGATACCTCGATATCTTCATTGCGGGCGGGCCGAACTACAACGCGGGTAATTTTGCGTATCTCGCGCGCCCCAGCCATCCCACGCGTTGGGGTAATGTCGATTAGGCGATTGCCCCTGTCATCTTCGCGCAGGTTCATCGCCTCGCGATGGGCAGACAGCAGACGGTTCCGCGCTGCGCCTTGATCATGGAACATCAGATAAGGAATGCCATCCTTGATCTGTACCCCAGCGATCAACATCTTGGTCTTTAAATCCATTTCGCGGGTATCTTGGTAGACTACCCTAGGTCTGGATTCTTCGCCCCTGCCAAAGCAGTTAGGGCAGGACGGGTTTGGTTCCATCATAGGATCGTAACCGGACCCGCCTAATTCATTAAATGCCGGTGGCTTCTTCCTGCCCCCAGCAGCCAGCGCTTCAATATGCGCGTTGTAATCCTTCTCCATCTCCTGATGGGTACGCTGGTACTCGTTGTTCGTACCCCAGCAATGCCGGCAACAGGGGATGACGATATCCATCGCAGACGTAATCGGCGTGGTGCCGATAGTGTAATCTACGCGGACAACTTCATCGATGTCTAGCTGCTGGCGCTTGTACGATTCATACTGCAACAAATCGATAAGCTTCTTAATCCTGGCAGTACGTAATAGCTGGTGCCCTACGCGATGGGCGGACTTAGCCGAATAGCCGGCAACAACCATTGCCTGCTCAATACGACGGTTACACGCCAGATATGCCCTAGCGAACTTTGCTTCCTGCACGCTGCATTCATCCCCGCCATTGGGGTGCGCTGTATCAGGGCTTGGGCCTAGGTTGGATGACGGGCTACCAATGGGATCGTCCTCATCGAACTCAACCCGCCTGCGCTTGGGCTTATCCGGCATATCCTTTATCGCGTTTGAATGAAGATTCGACAGGAAGCTCGAGTGCTTCCGCAGGGGATAAGGACGCCGTTTCATCGTGAATAGGCGTCACATCCTGCTTGTTAATCCATATAGTATTTTTAAGCATTGCGGTCAAGAGGAAAGTGATTTCGAGATATTTTCCCCTAATACTAACAACCTCTGCTCTGGCATGTTCTTTAAGATGACCTTCCTTTGTTATCTCTACCAGCATGCCAGGGAAGTATTCATCGAACAAATCCCATAGCTGTGACTCTTTTATTGGGTCTTGTCTCTGTAATGCTTCTACAAAGCCTATCCGTACTGGTATTGGAAACCTATGTTTAGGAATCAACTTTACTACGCCCTTTACCTTATTAATCTCCAGCCATTGGTCTTGGTCTACATCGAAACGAACGAAACCATACCCTTTGAATAAAGGTTGGATAACAGTGTGGTGCTTTAGGCGTGTGGGATTATCCGTCCTAGGTCTGGAAGCCTTCAGTTCTATCCTAGGGAAAAAGGGCGGGAAATCCAGATGCTTTAGGTGCAGGTCGGCGATATGCTGGAATTGCGGCAATATCTGTAAGGCATACCAACGATTACTCACTTTACTTCACCTTAAGCTTCTTCTTCAATTCGCTTAGTTCAGTAATCAATTGTTGAGTATCATGGTGATACTTGCGAAGGTTAAGCCAAGGCTTGGACTTAGACCCTGAACCCCAGCAAGAATCGCATATGTCATTAGTCAAGGCTTGGCCGGTCAAACCTTGGCTTAGGTGCCATGTGGCAGTATTGGCGTAGGCATATACCCCTGCGCCGCTACACTTAGGACACACATCACGTAGATCGATACCGCGCCAATCCAGGCATACCCTGTAATAGTCAGCCATTTACTTTTGTCTCTTTATCGCTGTCTTGGTTTTGTATCACCCGCTAGCATAACAACGCAATTGAAATGGCAGCGTTCAGGCTCTGAACATGCGCGCAATGGCTCATGCCGACAAGCAATTTGCGTACTCTCAGCATAGCTTCTACAAGTCAGATGACAATGCTTAATGGTAGTGCATACAAACAATTTATTGTATCGACATGGCTGGTGCCAAGATAGATCAACTTCGGCGGCTAACTTCTTTGTGTCCGCTTGTGCAAGCTTGGTGTCGGCATAATCGCGAATCGCTACCGCAACATCCATCCATGAGCTTGACAACCTGTCGGCAGGCGCAGCGCGGCCTATGTCCCTGATCAACTTCAGGGCTACATCAACAACCGGATCATATATGTTTATCTTGTCAGCCATCTACCTTAAACCTTAATCGTGAACTGATGGGTGAATAATACGTTCCTTGAGTCCACACTCGTCGCATTCAATTAAATTAGGTCTGGCCTGCCATACGCAGCGAAACCTACTGCCGCAACGCGGACATGGCTCGCAACCATACATATTAGCAGTAGGTGAATTCACATCAACAATGGCGCTGTTCTTCTCAGCCATCAGTCTACTATCCTATCCGAGACTACGATATCGGTACTATACATCCACATGTAAAAACTAACCAGCAACAGGATAGTGTATATTATGGCAACAACAAGGTTTAGCCACATGAAGCCTATTCGGTTGTACTCCCATATCCAATTATTGCCGGTGATATTCGAACAAAACAGGTAATTAAACCATGTCATGAAGGCGTATTTCAGATAGTTTTTCATGACTCTTTCCTAGTACATAGATACCAGTAGAAAGGGTGTAACTCGATAACGGGAAGTGACTTATAAGCTACCAGCCCGTCGATGACAGCCTGCAATTTGACCCGCCACTTATCGAAATCCTTACCGGCGACATCAACTGCAACTACCTTGTGGTCGCGGTCACCAAATACCACAACTTCGGCATTAGCCATAAAAAACATGAAGTCCAGCGCGTTTAGTGCCATTTCATTATTATCCTGTTATCATACCCGCAAAGAAATTGACCCCAGGATTACTACCGAAATCAAGCTGGCAACCATTAGCTTGGTCAGTACATGGAACGCACCATACCTGATCCCCAGTACGAAGCTGCATTGACGCAGCATAGGTAGATGAAGCATTAAGATTAGCGCCGCTAGACCAGAATGGCTGCATGATTAGGCGATCTTCACCGCCCCATTCGCCAGTATTGGAACCTCCGGGTGGCGGTAGTTCATTTTTAAATAGCAGCAATGATGTATTAACCGAAAACAACTCTAAAGCCCGCATCAAATCCTGTACGGTATTGATTGCCGGCATAGGAGTTTCTGGGTTTCCTGGCTGCAACCACAATACATTTGCCTCGAACCGTACAATACAGGGGTAAGGCGCGACAAAGCAGCATTGTTGTGGATTGTATAAACCCGCATTATCAAACGCCACGTTAGTCGCAAGTAAGGGCTGCGACCTATCAAATTGCCGAAATGTCTGTTGCTGATTAGCCTGTGCATAAGCAAGGAACTGCGGCAGAATTACATGTGGTGCTGGTTGCGCAGGTGCTTGCATAGCAGAAGCAGCAACAAATGCAGGGGCAGCAGCAAATCCGCCAAATAGGGAACGTCTACTAAACAACATAATCACATATCCTTATCGACAGGCGATGTATTGCGGTCAACAGGGGATGTATTATGGTTGCCGCCTAATTCGTTCTTCATGCAGTTCCAAAAGGTGTGGATTGCAGCGCGGCTACCATTCAAATCAGCGCTCCAATCATTTTCACTACCACCTGGAAAACCAATCGACAGCTCGTTGC